TGGCGGTTCCCAATACAACCCGGCCCACGGCCCCATGAAGGCCATGCAATTTGGGGTGCGGGATGACGTAATCATCTGCGGCCACAAGCACAAATCCGGCTACGGGGTGCTCAAAGATCCCGAGACCGGCAAAATCTGCCACTGCATCCAGGTTGCCAGTTACAAGGTTTTCGACCGCTATGCGCGGGAGAAAGGCTTCCGGGATCAGAACATCAGCCCTTGCTGTGTGACCCTGATCGATCCAGACGCCACCAGCCCGGCCAGTCTCATTCAGGTCTTTTGGGACGCCCGGGCCGCCGCCGATTACCTAATTTATCTCCGTCTCAAGCGGGAGGTGGCATGAAAGGCGAAGAAAACAAATGGCGGCTTGAGCGCATCGATGGGGAATCCAGCGAAAGCGGGTTTGAAGGCTGGAACATTTTGCGCCTTGATCCCAACGGAACCGATGCCCTGGCTGTGTTGCAGGCATGGGATGAGGCTGAAGCCCGGCATACCCTAATGGCCCTCCGCTGGTATGACTCGTTTCAAGAGGGTGATGTAAGCATTCCCGTTCCACCTCCTATCCGAAAGCGAGCCCGAAAAATCAAAGTGAAGGAGGACGAATGAGGGTATTCATCCTGCAACCTGCCCCCTCGCCAGCGCGAAAGAATTGCTTGAACTTCTTAACTCATTGCCCCGACGGCATGGTGGTCGAGATCCGGCCCAACAAGGCCAAGCGGTCCACAGAGCAGAACCGGCGCTACTGGGCAATTTTGAACCAGATTGCCGAGGATGCATGGCTTGAAGGCCGGCAGTATTCCTCTGATATCTGGCATGAGTTCATGAAACGGCGGTTCATTGGTCAGATTGATGGGCCTGGAGGAATCAGCATCGCGGAGGCGAGCTCCAAACTGAATACCGCAGAGTTTGCCCATTATTGCGAAATGGTGGAGGTTTTCGCCGCAACAGATCTAGGGATTACACTTACCGAAAACATTGAACCCATGGGGAGGGTGGGATGACCGACCACGATTACCCCATAACCATCCACCGCGGGGTTCCGGTTCCCCGAAAAACCTACAGTTTTCGGGCCAAATATCCCTGGGCCAAACTTGACCTTGGAGATATGTTTTTGGTCCACTGTCCACCGGAAGCATCCCAAGACGTTATGAGAACCTTGGCGGCCTCGGCAAACGCTTGGTGCTCCTCACGCGACATGCTGAATCAGTTTGTGATCCGAACCACAGATGAGGGCGTTGGAGCATTTCGGCCCAGCGCGGAGGAGGTTGCATGAGCCGATACATAAAACACCCTGTGGATCAAGACGGATGGACAGATTGGTTTATTCCTGCCCCGCAGAAAAATAAACCCTTCAAATTCGCATGCTGTGATTGCAACCTTGTTCATCAAATGGAGTTACGTTTCAAGGATGGGGACATCCAGATCCGCGCCAAGCGCGACGTTCGCGCAACGGCAGCTAAGCGGAGGGCCAAATGACCACCCTCCACTTCTTCACCAACCGACACTTCAAATTCTGGACCCTGGTGCTCACTGACGGCGATACATGGAGGACCTCAGACCTGGTTCGGGTTGATTTTGTGGATTGCAAGATCGACAGCAGGCCGGATGTTATCTCGCGTGTTTGGAACAGTTTGATTGCACAGGGGAGAGTATGAGCACACTGGGCTACCTAATTGTGAGCAACACCCCATTTCCCCTTATCCCTACCCCATCCATGGATTTTGTGGCCTGGATGTCGGCCATGAAATTCGTTTGGCGGCAACTCGATAACAAAAGGAGGGCCAATGCTCAATGACCGGATATGCCCCTGTGGGGCAAAAGGGATTGACCTCATTGAATCCCAGGAAGAAAACACAGAATTCCAGAATTGTCCACATTGCGGCTTCCATACCTTCCGCCGCCAGGTCCAATATCCCGCGACCGTTTCCCTGTTCGCCGGCCGAGCAATCGACGCGATTGACGCCGAACGGGCCAAATGTGCGCTCGGTCACGGCAACACATCGCTGAGGTTCTAATGAAAATCCTTGATATTTCCCAATCCATGGCGAACCAGATGCATTATCAGAATGGGGATATTGTGACCCTCATTGCTGATGGAATCTACCCCCCAAACAATCTTCGCCCTCATATTGAGCCCGAGAAATTCATCATCAGGATTCGAGATGGTCTAGGGCTTGACTAAACATGCCAACGGCACGATACTTCAGGCATGGAGGCACCAAAATGTCTAAACCCATCACTCTTCCCGAACCCTGGAAATCCCTGGCCATCCGCAAGGGTGGGGTCAATCGCCTGGCCGATGAGCTCGGCGTCACCCCCTGCGCTGTCTACCGCTGGGCGCATGGGCTACGCAAAGTCTCCGGCCCTGCGCTTAAACTACTGGCCAAGATAGGGCTTGTGCTGCTTCTTTGCGCCCCACTCCTGGGTTCAACCCCATGGACCAAGACAGATACGGCCCTTGAAGTCGCCAGTGAGATTGGGATCGCCACCGAATGGGCACAGATGCTCACCCCCCATAAGAACATGCCAGTCTGCGGGATTGATGCCAAGATCATGGGTTCTCAACCATCCCGCGCCCGGGTCAATGCCTACTTCATTGGTTGGGAACTCGTTCACCCCGCGATCTCATGGGTACTGCCCAAGCCTTGGCGCAACGTGTGGCAGGGCGCAACTATCGGATTTGAACTTGCTGTGGTCCCCCGCAACGCCAGTGTTGGCTGCCGGGTGAAGTTCTAAGGAGAAACCATGGACCGTCAAGAACTCGCTCTTGAATTTCTCAGAATGGAGGCACCTCATGGCTTAGGTATAGATATTGTGACAGCATTCTACCATGCAGACAAGTTCCTTTCCGAATGTCACAAAAACAAAGAAGACGGGAGATGGGTATTTCGGTTTGGGTCCGGTGCACCAAGTTTCTCAGACCCCGGGGACTTCTCCCGCCCCTATGAGGTATATGGGTCAGAAAAGGCCATTGATGCTCTTATGGCCATCTTCCGTCAGCACGGGTTGATACCCTGATGCCCCAATACTTCGATGAAACCTTCGCTCGAAGCCTTTTAGACAAAGGCGACATTGATGGCTGCATTGAATACTCCATGCCCTGCGTATGGGCTCAGATGAAACGTCCCTGCAACTCGTTTGCGAACTGGGATGATTTGGAATCCGAATCATTTGTGTATTTGGTCATGGCGATTCAACGGTATGACCCAAGCAAGGGGGCCAAGCTGTTCTCTTGGATCACCAATTATCTGAACTATGCTCGGCTCAACTGGCTTAAGAAAGAACTGCCCATCTTGGAAAGAACAGCACAATTCGAGGATGGGATTGAGGAATTCCTGGCTGATCTCCCCTACCTACACCTGGGGAACGAGAGCCAAACCTGGATTGTGAAGGCAAGGATCAAAGCCTATGCGCTCACAGGTGGAGAGACGGCTCTCCCAGAGTCCACCCATAAGCAGATGCTCAAAATCAACAAAGTGGTATAATATAAGCAGATGGGACTGTGGCCCATTAAAAACACTGCTATGGGATGCGCTATGACAGTTAACAAAGTGCCTAGACTTGTAAAGCTGAAGCCAAGAGGCGGCTCACGCAAGGGATGTCCCAATAAGACAACCAAGGCATTGAAGGAAGCCATCCTCTTGGCCACTGAGTTATCAGGCATAAAGATAGATCCCCTCAATGAGAGTGGCACTGTGGCCTACCTTGTGGACCTTGCGGATAACCAGAAACAGGTGTTTGGTGGGTTGCTCAAGGCAGTCCTACCCTCAACTCTGGCTATCACTGGACCCGAGGGAAAAGACCTGAAAATCACGTTTGAGGTGATTCGGCCACAAGTCATTAATACCAAACTTGAGAATCCATCTCAAAAGTCACCCATTTCGCCAGGGAAATACCTGGATATCGAAATCAAGACTTAAATGGCTAATTTTCAGGTGCCCGAAGCCCTTGAATTTCTCTTGCCGAGTTTCCCAGGCAAGTTCAAAAGCCCGGGTGAGGGCTTTCGGACGCTGGCGGCATATGGTGGACGTGGGAGTGCTAAGACCCATTCGGCCGGGCGTGGGGTGTTGGCTCGTTGCTGTATCCGTCCCACTCGCTGGCTTAACGCGCGTGAGTTCCAGTCTTCCATCCGAGAATCAACCCACCAGGTCTATTGCACCCTGATTGATGAACTGGGATTAGGTGGTGAGTTTGAGATCCAACGTGATCAGATACTTGGCCCTCATGGCTCCATCCTCTCTTATATTGGACTTCATGACAAATCACTGGATAACCTCAAGTCATATGAGGGATATGACGGTTGCCTAGTGGAAGAGGCCCAATCCATTACCAAGCGCAGTCTACAGTTTCTGAAGCCCACCATCCGCAAGGAAGGGTCTCAGATGATGTATATCTTCAATCCAGAGGAAGAAACAGACCCTATCTATCAGGAACTGGTGATCAATCCTCCACCTGATGCCATTGTCCGAAAAGTCAATTGGTGGGACAACCCCTGGTTCAACGATGTTCTAATGACCCTCATGCGCCAGGAATACGACCGTGACCCTGACGCAGCCGATTGGATTTGGGGTGGCAACTGCCGGAAGAACAGCGACAAGCTTGTGCTCCGGGGCAAGTGCGAGGTGAAGCCCTTTGTGCCCGATCCCATCCTCTGGGATGGCCCATACCATGGTCTGGACTTCGGCTATGCCCAAGACCCATTGCACGGCACCAGGTCGTGGATTTGGGAGGGTGATCTCTACATCGAATACGAAGCCTACAGCGAGCATTGCGAGATTGAGGACCATCCAGCCATCCTGGATATCATCCCTGATGCCCGCGAGCTCATCATGCGCTGTGACAATGCCCGGCCTGAGATGGTGAGCTATCTCAGGCGCCAGGGGTTCAAGCGTGCCATTGCTTGTAAGAAGTGGCCCGGCTGCATTGAGGATCGGATCGACTTCCTGCGGTCCTACCACAAGATATATATCCATCCCAGGTGTCCCAGGATCGATCTGCAACGAAAGTTATGGTCATGGAAGACCGACAAGGCCGGCCAGGTCCTAAACGTGCTGATCCCCGGCAATGACCATGGCTGGGATGCGACAGGCTACGCGCTTGAGCCCCACATCCTCGGCTATAAGAAGAAGCTGGGCCAGCGCGAACCTCCCACGACCCTTGACGACCTTGGTCACCCCACCCGATTAACTTATGAGCGTCTAGCCAACCCAAATGCCTGGATGAGCTAAACCTATAATATAATCGAGGATGGGTATATTATGGCCGAGCGAACCGCTGACGAGACTGCATCCTTTTTGCAGGAGACACAGGAGCGATTCAAGCAAGCCAAGCAAGCCTGGGAGAAGCAATACAAACTCTCCCAGGCTGACGTTGACTTCTGTTCTCCTGAGAACCAGTGGCCCGAAGGCGTCCGGGCTGCCCGCTCTGGCCGTCCCACCCTTGCCGCAGACCGCCTCAATGCCCAGGTGAAGCAGATCACCAACGCGCAGAGAGAGAACCGCCCAGCGGCCGCCGTGCACCCCACCAATTCGGGAGCCAACGAAGATACCGCCAACGTCATGGAAGGCATCATCCGCCAGATTGAGAACGAATCCGGCGCGGATATGGCCTATGACGAAGGGTTTGACTGGGCTGTGAAGAGCGGCATTGGATTCTGGCGGTTATTGACTGAGTATAAAGAGAAGACCTTCAATCAACGTATTGTTATTGCCAGTATCAATAATCCATTCCAGGTGTTCATTGATCCCAGCTATAAGATGCTTGATGGTTCGGATATTGAATATGGTTTCATAATCGACTATGTGCCAGAGAAGACGTTCAAGCAGGACTATCCCGATTCCGACCTGGCCAGTCGAGACAATCAGCAATGGCTCGGCCTCAACAACCGCCTTCCTGAGTGGTTCGTGGACGGCAAATCCTGCGTCGTCGCGGAATACTTCGTCAAGGAGTATGAAGACAAGAAACTGGTTCACCTCCGGCATACTGGAGAGATCAAGTATAGGGACGAGGTTGACAAGGGTGAAGTGCAGTATATTGACATGGAACGGGATGTCAAGGAACCTCAGGTCAAGTGGTATAAGTTGAACGGGGTTGAGATTCTTGAGGAAACCGATTGGCTCGGCACCTCTATCCCCATCATCCCGGTATTTGGCGACCCGCTCATGATCGACGGCCAGCGCATCTATGCTGGTTTGATCCGTCATTCCAAAGAAGAGCAGATGATGCTGAATGTTGTGAAGTCCAGCATCATTGAGATGATCGCGGCCGCACCTAAGACACCCTGGATCATGCCTGAGGGAGCTGTTGGCGATGCCAAGGATGACTGGGCGAGCGTCAACGTCTCCAACAAAGCATATGTGACCTACCAGCAGTATGACGACCAGGGGAACCCACTCAACAAGCCTGAGCGGAACATCCAGGAAGCGCCCATCCAGGGAATGCTTGAAGTCATGAACTCCCTGGAAAACGATATCAAGAGCACCAATAGCATGTATGACCCGACCCAGGGTCAGAAGATGAGCAACGACCAGTCGGGGTTGGCCATCAAGGCGCTCCAGACTGCCGGCAGCATCGCCAATTACCATTTCAGTGACAACCTGACCCGGGCCATCCGCTCCAGCAGCCGGCAGCTAGTCGAGCTAATCTCCAAGGTGTTGAAGGAGAAGCAGGTATACGCCATTCTCAGCATCGACAAGAAAAACAGCCTGGTGACGATCAACGGGACCGGGGCAGAGGACGAACTCAACGAGGCCGATGAGAACGGAATTAAGAAGATCTTTGACCTGACCTCTGGCGAATATGGCTTGGCTGTCGATTCAGGCCCATCCTATAGGACCCAGCGCGAGCAGGAACGGGATATTCTCTTTCAGCTCGCGGCCAAAGACCCGCAACTCATGGCTATCGCTGGGGATATCATGGCATCCCTGCTGGATTCCCCCATTGCCAAGACACTATCTGAACGGCTTGAGAAAGCACTGCCGGCAAACCTTCAGCCCCCGCCCAAGGGCGACAAGCCGGACCCCCAGGCCCAGGCGCAGACCATCCAGCAGCTCCAGGCCATGGTCCAGCAGCTTACCCAGCACCTCCAGATGGAGACGCAGCTGGCCGACAAGGTGCAGCAAGGCGAGCAGACCAGGTTCAAGATCGCCCAGCTTGAGGCACAGACCGAGCTCCAGAAGCACCAGTCCCAAATGGCCCATGACGGAGCCAAGACCCTGCTTTCGGCCCAGATGGAAGAGTTGAAACTCAAGCATGATACGACCCACGAAGCCTTGATGGGCATTCAGAAGCACATTCTCGGCAAGGATATGGAATCCCACAAGGTAGCCATTCAGCCGCCCCCGGAGTTCAATGAGCCCGATGCTCAGGTGGCCCCCATAAAGCCTGGAAACACTTAACTATAATATAACTAAAGGGACCGTGACCCTTAAAACACCGCATACCACCTTGGAGTGATCCATGTCCGATGAAGTGCAAGACTTTAACGCATTCCTTGCCGCTGAAGCCGAGAAACCGGCAGAAACCCAGGAGACACCAGCACCCCCTGAAGAAATTGAAGCACCCGTAGTGGCCGAAGAAACGGCAGAGGAAGCAGAAAACGCCGCTCTTGCCGCCGAAGAAGCCACTGAAACCGAAGCCGCCCCGGAAGCGGAGGAACACAAGCGAAGCAAGGCCGCTGAGAAGCGGATTGCCGAGCTGATCAAACAGCGATCAAGGCTTGAGGGCCAAGTTGCCGCTCTTTCCCAGCAGAGAACGCAGGTTCCGGTTGCCCCCGCAATCGACCCCATGTCCCCTCCTGATCCCAAGACCTACACCGATGAGATCGACTACAAGGTTGATCTCAAGTTGTGGGAACGGGACCAGAGGACCAAGGATGAGGCATTCAGGACCAAGCAGGCAGACGCTATCGCCAAGCACCCGGACCTACCGGAGCTAATCGAGGCCGACGCCGCGCGGAACGCCCAGGGAATCCCGACCGCAAATCCCACCATGGTCAATCTGATCAAGGGCTCGGACATTGCCGGCGACCTCTGGCACCACCTGCTAGCTCACCCGGACCTTGCAACTCGCATCGCCCGAATGGACCCCATCAACACTGCATTGGAAATCGGCATGATCAAGGCACAACTCACCACCCCTCCCGCCAAGCCCGCTGAACCGTCAAAGAAACCGCTTCCGGCCCCGATTGCTCCAGTCAAAACCACTCCGAGCACCCGGGCCAAGCCCTTCGAGTTCACGGAATACTAAAGGATAGGCTACCATGGTTGCCACTTCTAACATTTTCCTCAATGTGAGCATGATCACCGCCAAGGCGCTCCGATCTGTTCGCAACAACCTCAAAATGGCCTCCCGCGTCGCCCGGCGCTGGGATGGTGACTGGGCGCAGTCGTTCAGGATTGGCGACACGCTCAATGTCCGCATTCCGGGCTTCTATACCTACCGTTCCGGCTCCGCTGCCATCCCTGGTGGCTACAACGATAGCTACGTGCCCATCCAGCTGGTTCAGGGTGGCGCGGATATCGAGCTCACCAGCAAGGAACTCACCCTGAACGTGGACGAGTTCCAGCGCAACGTCGTGGAACCGCTCTCCTATACCCTCTGGCAGCAGATCGATGCCGGGCTGGCTGGCCTGGTGGTCCCCAATGCCACCCTTTCCGCTGCCAACATCCTCACCGGCCAGGGCATCAACCAGTTCATGGGCACTCCTGGCACCGCGATTGCCAACCTTCAGCCGTTCGTGGATGGCTACGCTTACGCCCAGACCCAGAGCGCCGCCCATACCGATGAGCGTGTTTCCGGCCTGCTCAACCCGCACATGAACGCGTCGCTGTTCCAGGGCCTGAGCACCCTGCTCCTGCCCACCAAGGAAGTCAGCGAACAGTATCGCAACGGCTCCATGGGCAACGCGGGCGGCGTGGACTTCTACAGCTCCGCCAATAGTCCCGCCCTCACCCTGGGCACCTGGGGCGGCACCATTCTTTACGCGTCCGGCGCTTCTGACGGCGGCAACACCTTCGTCGAGAGCGGCATGACCGGGACCGGCTTCGCTGCTGGCGAGCATTTCACCATTGCCGGCGTGAATGCGGTCAACCCCTCCGGCAAGGGGCTCCAGGCCGAGCTCAAGCATTTCGTCGTCATCTCCCAGGTGGGCACCCTGATCACCTTCAGCCCCGCTTTCCACCTCACTGGCCCCCTCCAGAACGTCAACGCTCTGCCCGTGGCTGGCGCTGCCATCTATCCTTGGGCTGTGTCTTCGGTCGGTCCTCTCGCCGCCGGCACCGGCCAGCAGGTCAAGCAGTCCTTCGTGTTCCATGAGGACGCCTTCGCTCTCGGCCTGGCTGACATCAAGGATGTTGCCGCTTTCGGTGGCTCTGGACAGGGCAAAGCCTTCTCCAGCCGCATGAAGGACGAAATGTCCGGTCTGCGTTGCCGCAGCCTTTTCTGGCTGGACGGCTATAACGACAAGGTTCTCTTCCGTCTCGACGCTCTCTGGGGAGCCAACGTTCTCCGCCAGGGCTTCGGCACCATGATCGTCCAGTAACCCCCGAAACCCAAAGGAGAATAGAAAAATGGCTTCCACCCCTTACCAGACCAC